CCAAAAGCCGCGCCGCCTACGTATCCGATACTTTCGCCCCGGGCATTAAATTGCGCGCCGCTGAAAAGCGAATACGTCCCCGTGCTCGAATTGTAGCTTCCGACCGGGCGGAAGTTGGAATCCACGAGCTCGGTGGTGTTGCTAAAGAGCGAGTCCAACCACTCGGAAAAGCTTAGGGGCTTTGAATACACATTCAGCCCCGCTCCGCCCGTTTTTAGATTTGCCAGCCTCTCGCCGCCGAATCCGAAGCTTATATCTTTGCCCGTGGCGACCTCGTAAATTTCAGTAAATAGCTCTTTGATTAAAAAGCTAGCGCCCAGTCCGCCGATATTTGAGGCTATCGTGCCGCCTCTTGAGATCAGCTTGCCGGCATAATCGGCGATAGCGCCTATCGTATCTTGAAACACCGCGTCCACGAGCGCGTCCGAGCTAAATTTCCAATCGATCAGCGATTCGGCGAAATAGCGCCCCGTAGCGCCGCCGTAATACTGCCCGATCTCGCCCGCGATTCTTCGCAGATTCTCGCTTTCGATCTCGCGCACGCCCGTGCCACCGCCGCCCGAGGGGGCGGACGAAGAAAAGGAGCTTTGCGGGATTTGCAATAGTCCGAATCCCAGCTGTAGCTTTCGCACCGCCTGTTTGATATTTTCATACGCCGCGCTGCCGTGTCCGCCTATATTTAGCTCGCTTGAAATCGGGCTTAGCGCAAACGCCGCGAAGTCCTCATTCAGCGATAGTATCGTATCGCTAAGGCTTGCAGAGCCGTTTTCCATAAAGAGCCCCTCAAGATTCGGCGAGGGCTTCGTGCCTGCGATATATCCCGCGCTGCCTGCGTAGAATATGTCGAAGTTCTGCCCCGCAAGAGGGTTTACGGGATTAAAGTCATCGCGAGAGGCGATGTCTAGGCTATCGTTTACGGCGATGAGAGTTCTCATTTTTTGATCTCGAAGTTCCCCGGCATGATGTTCGTTAGCTCATCTTTGAGCAGAGTGGCGATGATGTTGAAAAGCACCTTGTTCATATCCGCAGGCACCGTCAAGCCGCCGTTGAGCGTGTTCTGCAAAAAGTCGCCGATTACGCTGCCGCCTTTGATTAGGCGATTGTCCTTGACCTGCCTATTTATTGCTTCCTGCTGCGCCTTGGCAAGAGCTAGATCACCCTTTGTCTTGTCGATTTGAGCGGCGAGCATATCTTTTTGAAGTTTGAGCTGCTCTATCTCAAGCGGTATTCGCTGCCTTTGCAGATCGATCTTTAGCTGCTCGGTTTCTATCTGCTTGCCGAGCAAGTTCGTTTGAGCTTCAAGCTGCTGTTTTCGTAGTGGTAGCTCCTCGCTTTCGCTTAGAAGCCTTAGGGCAATATCTTGTGAGCTCGTCGTTACGCTCTGCGTCATCGACACTAGGGTGCTGCAAAGCATCTCAAATTTCTTATCGTTTGCTAATCCGTATTTTTCAAAATACTCGTCAATTTTCGTCGTAAATTTATTATACGGCGTATCCTCTGCCATAGTGTCGCCGAGCACGCGTTTGTAAAGCTCGCTATACGCTTCCTTGTAATCAGCCATTTTTCAGTCCTTTAATGTAGCCCTCAACCCTTTTTGGGGTTTGGCGATATAGCAGGCTTGCGCGCAAATTCTTTGCCGCCTGAGCGTAGTCTCCAGCTTCGATGCAGCCCAGAGTATGACGGAAGCCCATAAGCCCCGCAAGTCCTAGCTGGTATGCCATTTCAAGGATGGTGTCTTGAATGCTCTGCGGCTTGCTAGACAACCAAGGCAGACACTCCAGCACTCGCTTTTGAAGCTTTGTAACTTTCAAATTTAGGATTTTTTCCGCTACTTCTTTGCTCATCGGCTCGGTCTTGCCGCCATTAAGCTTGAGTTCGTCAGGGCTAAGAGCGGCTACCAAAAAGCCGTATCCCACGGTGGGCTTGCCTACGCTGTCTTTGTATATATGATCCCGAAAGCCCTCGTGAGCTTTGATGTTTTCTAGCAGGCTCATATCCCCTCCTCATTCGTGATTTCGATGAATTCTATGTGTTTGCCTATACAAATTTTAAAAAACGAATTGTATGTCGGAACGGAGTTCGTAACCCCCGCGGCGGTATAATTTTCACCTACTAAAATGCAGCCTGCAGTATCTTGCGGGAAATTGCCCGGATGAATTAGAATGTAGCGAGACTTCGGTACCGACTCGTTCCACAAAAGCGGACACATTCGCTTCTGGCTCGGGCTATTGTGCCACTGCATTTTATAGCGCCCCGCCGGAATCCGTCTATCCTTGCCCCGCTCGACGGTATCGCCGCCTGCCGGCTCTAGGGTGAAGCATTCAAAAAGCCTTTTTCCGTCGTCCGTGACCGTTAGTTTCCCAATCGTGCCGTCGTGAATGGTTTTAAATCTATTTATCTTGATCCTCATAGTTTTCCCTTTCAAAATCCGTATCTTTTAAATTTTTAATCTTCTTTGACAAGAAGCTGTTTATCTTCGCTCTGACCCAATCGGCGCCGAACCAAGCCACCGCACCGCTTAGGGCTATGCAAGTTTTGGGACTGCCCGGCATAAACTCGCTCAGCACCGCGTAGCTCACAAACGCAAACAGCATCGATGAACCTACCGCTACCAGCCACGAAATAACCTTTTGCCCGCCCGTTCCTCGCAGCTTCATATTGCCGCTACCGATACCGAGCATTGAGCCGAGAAAACTGACGATGCCTACAAGTATGTAGTTCCACACTTCTTTATCGATCCCCCACATTCGCGCACTCCTTCAGGAGCGCTTCGCAGGTTTGATAGTATTTTGCCAGCTCGACCGCGCTTTGCATATTGCTTGAATCAAATTTAGGCTTTGCAGGGAGGCTCGCTTTGCACTTTATCGCCATAAAAACATCCTTGTATTCCGTCCTTACCATCGGCGCAGGCTTCGCACACCCGCTAAGAGATACACACAACGCAAGCCCTATCAAAAACAAAAGAAATCTGATAATATACTCTCGCTTATGTCTAGCAAGAGCTTTGCGGTAGTTTTTATCTATCGTAAACGTCTTGCGCAGAGGCTTTGAATACTGCGGCATATATAGTTGAGCCGTTTTCATCTGCTAAGCTCCTTAAAAATTCTTTCGTAAAATTTAAGCTTGCTTTCACACTTGCTATCCTTTATTGGCACCTCTATCTTTTCGTATCTCGTCTGCACCTCTTTTTTGATGATCGGCTCCGCGGCTTTGAGCTTTTCGTTTTGCAGGGCGATCTCTTTAACTCTCTCGTTTTGCAGATCGATCTTTGCGTTGCAAGCCTGCAAATTCGAGGAGCTTATCAGCTCTTGCGTTTTAGCGAATACTAGGTCTTTGTTTAGCTGCTCGATCTTGCCCTTTAGACTATGATTTAGCCCTGCCAGCGCAAGGCAGGCAAGTAGAAGCGCTGCGATAATTCCAAGGTAAATTTTAAAGCTCATAGCGCCACCTCTATCGTGTCCGCGAAAGTGATCGCGTCAAGCTCTTTTTTGCTATTGGCTTTTTCAATTTTCAATTCATACCCCCATTTAAGTATATGAAGCTTTTGACCGCCTATCTGAATAGCCCTTTTGATACGCTTCAACTCCTCTTGTCCGCTAATCTTTTTCATCGTGTTGTCGTACATGCGGAACGCCCGCACCTCCAAGCTGTCGAATGTGTCTATCATAGCCTCGACATTGAGTAGGTATCGATACCCACCGTTGATGACGCCGAAGTCTTTGAGGCTGATCTTGCAACTATCGCCCATCGAATGCGTCCAAGCGGCAAGCTCTGCGGTCTTTGCTTCGCGTAGCTGTTCGATTGGGGGCTCTTTTGGCGTTTCGCTTAAGGCTGAAGTGTCTTGATCTAGCTTTGTGATTTTTACTTCATTATTGTTTGCGTCGTAGTATGTTTTGCCGCGTTCATCTTTGATGTATTGCCAAGCGCCCTCTTTAAAGCATACCGCAAACCCTTTTTTAGAGGCTAGAGGTTGCTTATCCGTAGCATTTGCGGGGATTAGATATACATTTTCCTCAAGCGGACTTTTTTGTGCCTCGCCTTGTCCTAGATACTCCCTCGATACCCCGTCATAATTGTAGATTTTCATTCTCTTTCCTTAATATTTGATATAAAAATTTACTGATACGTTTCTAGGTCTAAACTCTAAAGCTATTGGCACTTGCCTAGACGCGTCAAAGATAAAGCCGTTTTTGCCATTTATCTGTTTCATCTCGTAAGAAGCGGCATTTCTTATTTGGGTGATAGCTCCTCCGCCTGTAAACACTCCAGTAGCTCCACCAGCGCAGAAAGCGGAATACCCACCTTCCCCGTCTAGCGCTCCGTAATAGGTGCCCGTAAGATTTCGCATAGCATCACTTTGAGTTGAGCCTATCTGTCTTCTTGCATCCACTCCTCGTCCGTTATCCGTGCCTCTAATAAACTCTCCTCGTAAATCAGGGATATTAAAGGTGGTAGAGCCGTCCCCTGCTCCATATGCCGTGCCGATAGCCGAAAACAAATCGGCATAGACAGCCCGAGATATCGCTGCTCCAGTGCATAATAAAAATCCATCAGGGGTGGTAGCCCTTGCACTTGTGATTATTGTGCCTACTGGCAGAATCGTAGAGGACAGCAGTGAAAAACTTACAGCTCTTGTATAATTGTCATTATCCGCGCCACCTCCCCTAAAGAGGATTTCATTGTTTTTTGAAAAGATATTGTTTTGCACGGGAGCGGTAAGTTTAAAACGCTCTGCTGTAATGTATCTGCCCGCGAAATCTCCGTTTGCGTCTCTCAATACCAAGGTATTGGCAAGCGGGTTGTTTGTTGGGTTATATTCACTTTTTTTCATAAAATTACTAGCGGCTACGCCACCTAATTTTGCACTATCTGCTGCTTGATCGGTTTTGTTTAGCCTGGTTTTTAGCTTTTGCTCAATTAGTCTTGAACTATAGGTTTGAATAGCGCTTTGCTCTCCATCATTAATAAGTCCACTTTGAAGCAGGGTCTTAATCTGCTCTTTTAAAGAATTAAGCTCCGTAAGAAGCGTGCCCGCGCTTTCTACCTTATCCGCGGTAGATTTGATCTGGGTTTGAAGCTTTTCTATTGAGGCAAGTATCTCTTCCGCTTTTTGCTGCGCGCTCTTTGCGCTCGCGCCGTTTTGCTCGGTTGCTTCTTTGGCTTGCTCTATTCTATCCACGAGCCGAGCCGCCTGCTCGGCCAACGGCGATATTTTTTCCGAGGCGGCCAAAATTTCTTTGCAAATTTGAGTAAATTCTTTATCCGCCATTATGGTTTTACCCTCTCTTTCATTATCTTATCCAGCGCCGACAGATCGGCGCGATCAAGCTGCTTATTTTGATATTTGATGAAATCATAAATGAAATTTCGCCACGAAAGATTGCGCGTGCGGGCAATATCGGCAAGCCAAAAATCAAGCTTCTCCAAAAACTCGGGCACAAAGCGATATGTGCTAGACATCGCATAATCGACGCCGTATGGCTTCAAATATCCGCTTCTTGCCAGCGCGACGGTCAAATCGGGCGTGTTTTCATCGAAATTATTTAGCTCGTATTCGCAGAGCGATCTTTGATAAAAGCTCCTATATTTCTGATAGAAATCGTCTCGTCCGCGTTTTGCGGCGATTCCGTAAAGCAGAGCGCTTATCAAGCTATCGTCTTTGAAATCGATCTCGTCGCTATCCTTTGCGGGAAGCTTAAATTTGCGCACGAAGTAGTCGCCCCCTAAGTGATACGCCACCTCGAAGCTGCGATGATCTATCTCGATCATCTCAAGCGGAGTGATAGCCTTACAAATCTCAAGCGCCGCTTCGCCCATCAACGTTTTGATCTCCTCGTCGCTCGGAGCCAAGACGTCCGGGCGAGTCGCGATTTGCAGTCTTTCCTTGAAATTTGCAAAAGTCATCTCTTATCCTTATTTGGGGCAGGCTTGCCCGCCCCCGTGTTTTAGGCCGCTAGGTTCTTCACCCAAGCAAAGGCCACCGGCGTGCAAACGCGAAGCGTGAATTCGGTCAAAATTTCCCTTTTGATCTCGTCGTTCTCGCTCGGAAGTTCTCTTCTTCTGGTATTTCTCCAGTCCACCTTGTAGATGTCGTCGCTTCTGAATGCGATCAGCTCGGTATCCGCAAGCTCGGGGCTTAGCAGGATTTTTACGCTCTCGCCATATTGAGAGTCGATCGCCTGCACCTTATCATGGAGATATTCCACCGTATTGTTTACCTGTTTGATCTTGTCGATGAGATCCATGATCTTATCGAGCTGCTTATCGTTTACTAGGATGAAATCATACGGGCGGCTTTTCTTATGCCCTACTTTGAGCACGTCTCTAAGCGTTTGCATGCTTAGCGTGGCGTTTTTCGCATCGATCGTGTTCGTTACGGTGGCAAAGCTTTTAAGTCCACCGCACTTTCCGGCAGCCTTTGATCCGCCGGTATTGACACGCGCAAGAGCCGCCTGATCGCTAAGCAAAATCTTCTCGATCGTCTGCTTATGGCGGATGCTTGCGAGCTCCCCCGTGCGAGCCAGCACTGGCGA